CGTAGCCCATGCGCTCGTAGTACGACTCCAGCCCCTCAATCATCTTGGTGGTGGCGGTCAGCGGGCTGTTGGGCAGCTTCGCGACCACTTCCACCATCGTTGACAGCTCGAAGTTGTGGATGGTCTGGGCGTCACGACCAAACCGGGTCATGCCGGAGTAAATCTGCTCGCCGTTGATGCTGATGAGGTCGCCCCACTGAGGGACGATGGGAATCATCGAGCCAGCCCACTTCGTCGGCTCTTCCAGCGCCCCCTTGCCGTAGACCAGCGAGCTATAGACGCAGTCGGTCTCCACCTCGCGCTCAGACTTGACCGTAATCGGCGGGTGCGCCGGCTGTCCGGTCTGCGGGTCGATGGGCGGATTGGCCCACTCGTCGCGCACCGGCTCCCAGTCCTCCTTATCCACAATCGCGCCATCGGACAGGAGATAGATGGTTTTGACCTCCTTCTCGACATACCAGTACTCCGCGATGCGGACCATGTCCTTGAAGAACCACTCCTTGTCGTACTCGTCCAGGCTGGACGGCACGTCGAAGTCGATGAGGTCCTTTCCGGGCCAGCGCTCCTTGAACTGTTCCTTGGTAATCAGCTCTGTGACGAACACGAACCGGGCGTCCGAGCGGTCAAACTTGCGTGCCGCCGGGTCGAACCAGACGGTCAGCGGGTCCATCACGTTGATAATGCGTAGGCACTGGTCGAACGACTCCGGGCCTTCATACTCAGCTACAACGCGCAGGACACCATAGCCACCACCACAAGCCCACTGAAACGCCGTGTCGTAGGCGTTCTCGGCGGAGGACTGGACCTCGATGTTCTTGATGAGGCCGTTGTAGATGTCGGCGGTATCGACATCCGCTTCTTCCACGGCCCGCACCTTGATTTGCGGCTTGTTCTTGAGCTGCTGGCCCGTCACGCGGCGGATGAGCTGCCGAATTCGGTTGAACTCGTAGTTCGGCTTGTTGCGGCGCTTGCCCGCCAGGTGACGGTCCCACTGGTGCCCGGCCACGAAGGCGAACTTCATGTCCTCCAGCACGCGGCGTCGCTGCTCGGTGTCGAAGGTGAACGTGTCTTGCGCCCGCGTCAGCATTCGCTGGGTCCAGGCGTCGCGCCCTTCCTTTTTCTTGGGCGCAGCATCCTGCGGCAGGTACGTGGCACCCGCCTTGGATTCCAGCTTCTTTGCCATCTCAGCCTTCGTAGATAGAGGCGCGCCGGCCAATGCCGGAATCGGTGAATTGGGTTGCGAAGTTCAGCTTCGGCACAGCGTCCTCGTTGCTCAGTCGCTCGGCCACAGTTGCCAGATAGCGGAACGCGTCCGCGCCATGGCTGAACTCGTCATGCACTGGGGCGCCAGGCTCGCCTGTGTTGACCGGAATGCCGCGCCGGTAGCGCCTCAAACACTCCATGAGGCGGCCTGCGCGGTTGCGGTCGATGTACGTCTGCGGAAGCGCCATGCGGGCCGAGCGGATGCCCGTCTCGACTGGCTGCTTTGGCACGATGTCCACTTCCCACTGGAGCGCCTCCAGCAACTGCTTTGCGCTCTTGCCGGTCTTGTAATCCCCGTGTGCGCCGTCGTGTGGCAGCCAGAGCTTGCCCCAGTTGTAGCGGCGCTCCTTCAACTCAGCGGACCACCAATCCAGCGTCTTGAAGCTGTCTTCCAAATACTCAATGACCCGAAGGGCCGATAGGTGTCTCTGAGCCAGGATGAGCGACATGCTGTCGTTCCACCCCAAGTCCCAGATGACATGGACCTTGAGCGCCGGGTCATACGGCACCTCGCAGAACCGACCCGAGGCAACCATCGCAGTTACCTCATCGGCGTAGATGGCACCCTCAGCTGCCGCCCTGCACTTTCCTTCCCAGATGTTCTCGTAGTCCGCCTTGGGCATCGTGGCCTTGGCGTGCAACCGCTCCTGCTCCAGCACAGGCGGGAACCACGGGTTGTCCGGGTAGTTAATCTCGATGACCGCTGAACCTGGCGGGGGCGAGACCACAAACCGCTTCCACGTCTCGTCCGTATCCAGTTCTGGGTTCATGGATATCCAGATTTCTGAGCCGTCCTTTCGGATGGTCGGAACCAGGATGTCCCACGACCGCTTGCTGATGGCCTGCGCTTCCTCGCACCACACGATGTCCACGCCCTCGAAGGACTTGATGGACTCGGCAGTCAGGTCGGATAGGCCAGCAAACAGAACTTCCGTACCGTTGGCGCCCTTGATGATGGTCGCCTGGACTTCGTAGAACTGACCTAGGCCTAGCGCCTGAATCTGGTCATTCAGCAGCTTGTGGACCGAATCCTTGATGGACTTCTGGATTTCTCGGGTACACAAAATGCGAAGGGGCCTCTCGGCCCCCTTAATCAACAGCGCCCTGGCAAACCCCCAGCTCTTGGCCCCGCCGCGACCGCCGTATGCCACCTTGTAGCGATGCGGCTGGAAGAGCGGCCTGAGCTTGTCAGGGAACTTGACGGTCTGACTCATTGGGCCTTTCGAACCCGATGACTATCCCGGGCAGCGGGCTATGCGGGTCGCTTGCCAGCGTCGTAGGCAGAACCCGGCCAATCAGCGACAGGAACGCGGACGGGTTCTTCTCGGCTTGCTCGGCCAAATAGGATTCGCCTCCAGCCATATCCAAGGCGCCGAGGATCATCTCCCTGAGCTGCTTGGTCTCTCCGTTTACTGACCCCTTCGGCCTTCCAGCCCCGGGTCTCGCTCCGCCGCGCGCCATAGATTCTTTCGATACTTTTTCTTAGGGGGCCAGCGCAATCAGGTAGAACGGCCCGTTCGCCAAGTCATAGACAGCCTCCGGATACAACGGCGCATCCTTGACCGTGATGAAGAACTCGTAGTTCAGGGTGTTGCCTTGGTCGGTCTGGACAGTCGCCTTGATGGCGCCCCAGCCGGCGAAGTTGAAGTTGACCCCGACCTTGACGCTCTTCTGGCCCGTCTCGACCGCTGCGTCGTGGATGGCCGTGGCCCAGGGGCTCGTGGCATCCCATCGGACCTCGGTGATTAGCTCGCCGTGCTCAAGCGCCCCATTGAAGTCCACTCGCAGGGTTCGTTTCTGGTAGCGGCGAACGCGAAGGTTCTGGACTAGGGCTGCGCCGTAGTTCGAGGCGTAGCCCTTGAGGAGTCGACTCATCGCCTATCCGCCTCAATCACGGCTTGGAGGCCTCGAACCTGGGCGTCGCACTCTGCGGCAGCTCGAACAATTCGGCCCGCACTCTCTGCTCGGTCTGTGGCTTGGTCATAAGGTTGGCTGGCGCTGGCGACAGCACGGGACAGGTCGGCGGTGGCTGCTTGGGCTTGCCACAACTGCCGAAGCCGGAGGTTGCCAGCGCGCAGGTCAGCCACAACGCGGGCGCTTTCAGTTTCGATGGCACGCTTCTCGTCCTCGTACTTGGCGGCGATGGCCTGGGCTTCCTTGGCCTTGCGGTGTTCGGTGTCTCTGGCGGCCTTCAGCGCATTGACCTCCGCGCGAGCCGAATCTCTCTCCAACTCAGCCTGTTGGGCGCGGGCATCGGAAATAGCGGAATCCCCGCGAAAGTACAGGGCCGTGCCGATGGCGATGACCGCCAGCACCGCGAGAATGTAGGTGGCGAGCCTCCACGGAGCAGCGAACATCAATCCTCCAGCCCTGCACACTGGCGGCGTCCTTCAAGGCGCTCCAGCCGATGGGTTAATCGTTTGGAGAAGCGGCCAGGGATGGCCCCGTGGTTTCGACTGACGGGGCGCCTGCCCCAGTACTCAAACCCCATGGGCCGCTGGCCGCGCTTCGTCCGGCTCATCAGTGAAACGGCCTACTCAGCCACCACGCATAGGCGATGACGGCACCGATGGTGGACAGGATTCCGGCCAGTAGGCCGAGCAGGAAGCGCTTCATGGGGTGCTCCCGAGGCACATCGCCAACTCAGCCTCGCGCCGGTTCACGAGCCCCTTGACCCGCTTGCCGCCCGCGTAGACCCACTTGCGCAGTTCCGGGCACCATGCCGAAGCTGGCTCGCCCCGATTGATGCGCTTGACCAGCGTTGAACCGCACGCGGCGCGGACGCCGACGTTGTAGGTCCATGACAGGACCGCAGCCCACTGGTTCTCAGTCAGCGGCTGACCGATGCATTCAGCCACTCCGGCCAAGTGCCGGCCTAGACTCGTCTGAAGGATGGCCTCACACTCATCGCGCTTGTACTCGTCCTTGGGGATTCCCTTGGTCTCCCCGTAGCACCACGTCACCTTGCCGACAATGTCCACGTAGGGCTTGGGGCTATACCCCTCCCACGGACGCACCAGCCCAGCAGCCAGCAGGAGTACGCCTGCGATGCTGCCGCCGATGACTTTGGCCTTCATTCCCTGTCCTGCTTGGAGTCCAGCTTGTTCTCAATCCGTTCCAGCGTCGCGTAAATGCGTTGCTCGAACCCATCCAGACGGGCGGCCAATGCCTCCCGAAGGGCCTTCTCCGTGTTCACCCTGCCCTCAAGCCGAATGAGCCATACCAATCC